TAAGGCCTTAGTTAAATCCAAGGCCCGAGACTGTACCACTGCTGAACGAGAGAACGCACGAAGCGAACTCTCGTACGGTCTCTTAGAGAGACAGTATTCCGCCTCTCTTGAGAAGACGCCGACCACAATCGATCTAATAATAGACCGATTCCTTCTGACTGGTAGGTTCTACCTACCTCCGTTACATTCAAGACAAAATATCCTTCGATACAATGTCTTGCACGTACTGGGGAGGCTTCATCCCAATTTGAGATAAAGCCGCCATCGCCGAGTGTCTCAGGTATCCTCACCCGTAAGGGCTTGGGTACAAGGGAAACAAGGCGGTCAAATAACCCGGAAAATCGCTTTTCGCAGCCAAAAGAAACAAGGCCACGATGGGCGAAACGCCGAATGCTATTTGCCAACCGATAAACGGACAGAACGCCAGAAAGATGACTTTTTAAGTACAGTGGTTTAACGTCGACTCCTGCCATGAAGTGAGAACCACAAGATTCGCGAAAAAGTGAAGAGAAATGAGACTTCTTCACATTAATCGTAAATCCGTAGAAATCACACATGACAGAAAAGATTTCGAGACAACTACAGGGAATGATAACATCATCCCCGTAGACTGATACAGTGCCCTCTACCGCGTTGGTAGTTAAGCTCTGTACATATTCCATGCAACTTTTTGCTATTGCATAGAACAAAAGTGATTCAAGTTGAAATGTAAACCCGTTCCCCATACTGGAGAACTTGGCCCATTTCACCTGAACACCGTCTCGATGACCGTAATGGGACCGACAACTATCGAGAACAGAGAACCATTTCGAGAGATTGTCCGTATGCCGCTCAGAATATGAGCAGTGTTCGAACAGCTCCCTAATGACCCCTGCAGAGATAGAATCGCTAGCAGAACTAAAATCAATCGTCGCATTTATGGCATCTTTCGACGCCAAATATGCTAAGCTTTGATTCGTGGACTGCTGTCGAAGGTCGATTCCACACCGAAAAAGACGTTTCTGTATCATAGAGCCAATAGCTTTTTGAAACCAGAGATTAATCCCTGGCTCAATTGCTATTACCCTATTAGCAGTTGCATCTTTCGGCACAGTGACTATCTTGTTTCCAACCTGAAAATTGGGGAAACCAATCTCAGATATGTGAGATACCCAAAGAGGATAAACTTCCTTGAGCAACTCAGAGGGAAGCAAGCTGTACAAGTCACGTGTTATCCCAGTTTCGCACTGGAATTTGTTGGTAGCGCTGGCATCACGAGCCTTTAACAGCGTCGTAGCACCAGGACCCCAATCGGCCATCTCAAAGAACTCTTGAGAGTCAAACTCGCCTAGGACTTTAGAAATTTTTCGCGCGACTGCAGAATGCAGCCGAACGACTGGACCCCTATATTTAGGATCCAGCTCTAAAGTTCGAAACCGAGCATTGGTAAGCTTACAGAGATTTTCGAATTTCTCGAATTTCTCCATAGCCACTTGGTCCAAGTCATAGTCAAGAACTAAATCCTTGAATTTTGACAAGAACTTCGTGGCCGCGTAAGCATCCCTAAACTCCTGTACATCTCTGTACTGGAGCGGATCGACCTCTAAATTGGCTAATTGCTCATGCTCTTTATTTCTAAAGAGTAAGGCAACCGTCAACGAACGAGGGCAATCAAGGGTCTCAAGATACTCTAAGATGAAACCGGAGGAAATCTCCGGCGTAACACGGAAGGCTTTCACCTCTTTTAAGAGGCGATTGCCACGCTTAGCAAAAGACATGGGATACCTCCAGAGTTTATGGGTGTCGACAGAACAGGTTATACTGCGAAGATGGAGAATACCATCAACGCGATGGCAAAGGTTAGTAACAAGATCGCAGTAGCTATAGCAAACGCTACGCGTTCTTGCACTTCCCTAAGCTTTTCACGTTCAATGTTATCCTCGTCAAACAGTAAAACCCTTTGTGGTCTTTCGACCATAAAGCCTCCTTGCTAGTCAAAAGAGCATATCGTCTGCGTTGGTACGATTCAAAATATTTCTAAATTGAAAAGTATTCAATCAGTGCTAGTGCTAGTTTGATAAAGCAATAAAGTCGCCCATTAAAAGAACATTTCGTCCGCGCCGGTACATTCAAAATATTTCTAAATTGAAAGTATTCGGTCGGTGCTAGTGTTAGTTTAAGTAGGCGATTGAGAGAGGAACTTCAAAACGCCATTAGTACGGCGCTTCGAAGCTGTTCACAGCGGCAATGAGTGGTGACCCCGTTGCATCAGTGGGGACATCATCACTGGCGTTGATTGTCGTTGCGAAGAACGAACGAACGTACGAAAAGAGCCGAGCTCTTTCCGCCGCGGTCGAACGTTCCGGCAACATAAACTCCATGACACATTGAAGTGTATAGGCCAACGTCGGAGCCGGCTGTATGCCGGATGCCGTCGAAGGACTAGTAACCTCTAGAGTCGGGAGGGCCACTTTTGCCGTTACTCTATACAGCCTTGAAACCTTGGTAGGTTTCCTGACTGAGAGAGTAAAAGCGGGATAACCGATGGCGACACCATTAGGATTATAGGTGGCGTCAATTGCTCGGTCAACCCACCGTGCAACACCGGGGAGAATAAATCCCTCGGGGTCAAACGTTTTGTCAACACCCACAGTCGCGGAAGTAGTTCTTACGACCGTTCCCATGAGTGAAGACGTCTTGATGGCTGCAATAGCAGACATATTGACATTTACTCCATTAAAATGGGTTCAGTGTTCATCTTCACCTACGAAAGGATTGCCGAAGTAGTGCTATCGCGTTGAGAGCGTGTGTCGTAGAGAAAGGATTTTTGAATGTTGGAAAGGACTGAACCGGCCAAGCTGATAAGCTTGTACGTTCCAGAACAACCGACATTCGATCCTGATCTCCAAAACAACGAAACTCAGACGTAACCGCACCTGGCATTTTCCCTGAATAGGCAGAACACCGGGTTGTATACTTTCGCCCGAAGAGGGTTTTATATCCCCTTACGAATTCCAAGCCATGGGGAGCCGATAGGCTCTCAAGGTAAGGACCGATAGGGATAAACCAATCCACGACGAAACTATACGGGAGTATCTCCCATAGAAGATTTATGGGATTTGTAAAACCTAGCTGCGATAAAAACGCTGTTTGGTGATTGACGACTTTATATTCACATCCAAAACGGCAGCTATACATCGACTGGTGGCTCGTAAAACCAACAGCCGGTAAAGCTCCCTGAACTGGACCTGAAATTAGGCCGCCAGCCTTAAGCGCCTTATTCGCAACACCCGTTACCTTCTGGTAAGATGAGGAGCCAGCCATATAACCGGCTAAGCCCCGCATCGACTCATCGATATCCGATAAGAGAGGTTTCCAACCGTATTGAAGTTCAAGCCAATTATTGGCAAGAGACTTCGACTTGGACAGGTTACCTTTTCGAATCGAAACACCTTTGGGTCTACTGTTTTCAAATAGAGCATCAACAGCTTGCGAAAACTGTCCCCGACGAAGCGCACGCATAGACGACGCAATACGAATAGCATTTCTTGCTATCATATTGGTAGTCTGAC